ATGAGTGGCTTTACTAAATTAGACTTATCACAAGTTCCTGTTCCAGACGTTATTGCAACGCTTGACTATGAACAAGAGTATGAGCAACTCAAAGCCCAATTTTTATTACAAAACCCACAGTATCAAGCTGCGCTTTCATTAGAAAGTGACCCAGTTGCCTTGCTGCTACAAACCCTCGCATATCAACAGGTATTGCAAAAGCAAAAACTCAATGATGCCGTGGAGGGGAATATGCTGGCTTCAGCACAAGGGCATGATTTAGATGCCATTGCAGCGAGGTATAACCTTTCACGCAAAGCGTCTCCAGATGAGTCTGATGCCGCTTTTAGACAACGTATCCAATTGGCATTTGATGGGCTTAATACGGCAGGCAGCCGCGAGTCATACATTTATCACTCTATGTCATGTGATCCGCAGATAAAAGATGTGGCAGTACTTAGCCCAGAGCCTTGCGATATAGAATTGACTATATTGAGTGACCTTGATGCCGGTCAGCCAAACGATGGGCTGATTAATAAGGTGAAGCGCTATTTTTCTGCACAAGGCAATGAGCTGGCGGGTATTGATGAAGTAGCATCAAAAGTGCGCCCATTGGGAGACCGAGTCACGGTACATAAGGCACAAATAAAGCCATTTACGGTGAATGCTGAACTTTCTATTTTGCATGGCCCCTCCGGTAGTACGTTAGTGTCGGCAGCTGAACAAGCTGTTCGAGCATATTGTGATTCACGGCATTATCTCGGTAAAAAAGTCACCCGTGCGGGCATTTATGCTGCGCTGCACCAATCAGGTGTTGAGGATGTCACGTTGTTGAGTCCAATTGAAGACATTGTTTGTCTGACGACAGAAGCGCCTTATTGCGAGTCAATTTCGGTATCAATGGAAAATGTCTATGGATAAATTGATTCCAACCAATGCCAGTCAGCTGGTAAAGGCACTCAGTCAGCAGTTTCCCTCGCATCAAACCGTACGAAATTTACTTATTTCTTTATTAGCGCTTTCAACCCGAAGCGATGCGCAGTTAGTTTGGTTAGCAAAGCTATGTGGTATGCAACCCAGTGCAGTACTGATGAATCCAGACATCTTATTACAATGCAGTGCTAAGCAATTGTTAACGCTGGTGGACCATCCTGAATTCTGTGATGCACAGCAGCTCAATGAATTTGCTACACAGCTTAGTATTGAAAACTGGCAGCCTGATGAGGCTGATGCTGTGAAACGCGCACAAGTAAAATCTGCATGTGTGCTGAACGACAGTCGCTTGCTGCTTGCGAGTGTGTGGGATCCTTTTTTATGTCCAACAGAGTTGCTGCCTTGGTTAGCTTGGTCTGTGTCTGTGGACGAGTGGGATGAGGCATGGAGCGAAGCGTTAAAACGCCAAGTGATCAATGACGCATTCGCCGTGCACCAAGTGAAGGGCACGCCTTACGCGCTGCAAAAAGCGCTCGATAGTTTAAATATCAAAACCGAAATTAAAGAGTGGTGGCAAGGAGACAATTTAGAAGAGTTGCCCCGAGGCACTGTGCAAGTGTGGGCACTTATCAATAGTAATTTGGATGAGCAGCAGCAAGGAATGCTGACCCCCCAAATGTTAAAGCGAGTACGCCGTATTATTGAAGCGGTTAAGCGTGGCTCTATACATGTGGATGTGCAGCTGGGTTTGGCATTTACAGAAGGTTTTGGTTTAGCGGGCATTGCCTCCACTGCAATTTTACAGCGGGCAGATGCGCCTATTGGGGTGGGTATTAAACCCCCAAGTATGACACAAACTAATGTGATGCTTGGTGCTCAAGACACTTTTCAATCTGGGCACTATGCAATTTCTGGAAGTGGTGTTGTGCCGCCTGACTCTATAGGTACAAACGGTCTTTTTGGCATAACTGGTACAAACCAATCAAGACACTTAGCTATCAACAGCAAGGGCGTTGTGCCACCGCAATCAATAGGCTTTAAGTCGATTCAAGGCGTCACTAAAACACATCAATCGCAACATTTAGCAATCACTGCGTTAGGAATAAAACCCGCAGAGGTTATTGGAACGAGTGGCGCTGGCGGCGCAGCGACGAGTTACCTTTGTGCGAGCTTGCGTGTTGCTGGGTATGGAATTACACCAAGTGGCGGTACGGGGAATATGGCTCTAGCAAGTGGTTCTCGGCAAATTATTTATCAACATTTTAACTTACAAGGAGCTGCTTAATGTCTGCATTAACGCTGCAGTTTACCCAAGTAGGCTTAGATGCTTTATTAGCAGCGAAAGCCAATGGTAAAAAAGCACAGATCAGCCATATGGCATTTGGTGATGCGAGCTATACACCAACTCAAACGCAAACTAGCTTACAAAGCCTAAAAGAACGTCAGCCTATTCGTGATGACAATTACGAGACAGATGAAAACCACCAAGTCACGGTGGTTGCACTGTTTGATAAAGCCATATCGGCGCCTGAGTATGCTATTCGTGAAGTGGGTGTATTTATTCAAATAGATGAGCCTGTGGGTAGCGATGACAACTTAATTCTTTTGGGTGTGTACTCTGAACCTAATCGAACATTAGGTTATAGAACCCCCGATGTAAAGATTCTACAAAGTGTGACTTTGAGTCTTGCTCAACTCCCTTCTGATAGTGTTGAGGTAAAGCCGGGTATCGATAACTTTAATGTGTTGTTGGATAACGAATTGGCAGACTTAACTTTGGTGCAACTCGATACAATGCACCGCCAATTGAATCAAGAGCTTAGATTACTTGCATTGGAAAATGCTCAATCCTAATTTAGAGAGAAACCATGTCAAACGAACATACAACAATTACAGAACAATTGGCTGCTGTAGTGACGCGTTCTAATGCGCTATGCAATACAGTACAGGATCAAATTAATAATATTAACTCTACTCTAAACACGAAAACGACTGAGGTAGACAACTTTGTAACTCAGTCCAAAAATGAGTTAGAGACGAAATTTACTCACTTAAAAAATGGTTTTGTTGAAACAATTAATGGGTTAGACGTTTTCCAAGAAGGCTTGATTAAGCGGTTTGCTTTTAAATCGACTCTAAATGCAGGTGGATATACGGGAGCTTCTGATGGTCCTGATTCTAGCTACCCTACCTGCTTTAATCCACAGCCACCATATTATATCAATTTAATTGAATTCGATGCGCAAAATGTCGGCAGTGGCTTTGGTTATGATGGCGATACTTTTAATTGTGATTTTGTCATGGCACACCGAGGTATGGCCTCTTATGTTGACCATATTGTTATTAGCGGCACATCGCAGCAGGACTGTGTGTCAGCACATGTTGAAGTGAAGAAGGTGATGAACAGCGGCGCAATTAGTCTGTATATCTCTGAGCCTGGCGAAGAGCCTCGTGAAATACCGATTACAGCCGCGGATGTAGGAAAAACCTTAACGGTATTCTTTAGACAAATAAACAAAGGCTATAGCAATGGCCGAGCTAGAGTGACTTTGAAAGTAGACACTCGTCCTCACTGTGGCTCGACACGAGCTTTCCTTGCAAAATGTGAATACAGTTCAGTGAATGGTCGCCCTTGTGCAGACAGAATTTCTCAAACAGCGCCGACGTGGGAGCAATAATTTATGGAAAATAATTTTGTAACAGAACCTCATGGTGAAGATATTTCTTGGGTAACGGTGCGTTCGCAGCGGGATAATCTACTAGCTGAATCAGACTTGATGGTACTGAGAGCGCTTGAAGCGTCGCAGATGGTGCCTGCTGCACTTGCTGAATATCGTCAAGCCTTACGTGATTTACCTGATAGCTTTGCAAGTCCTGAAGAGGTGACTTGGCCCCAGTTAGCTGAGTAACGATAAACATGATATGGCTTTGAACACGTTAAAGTCATTAAATAGTAGGATTTATTATGTCTAATGACACAATGAGTATAACGGAAAGGCTCACCCATGTTGCTGCCCGAGCAAACGCGATGAGTGAAACGGTTAATGCACATTTAGGTGTGCTTAACTCAGCTATCCAGTCTGCAGAAACTAAGTTCGATAACTACATGAGCGGCGCTCGCGCTGAATTATCTCACATTTTGATGAGTAAAAATCAGTGCATGGAACCTAATGATAATGGGAGTGCAATCAAAGAATTCACCACTATTGGTTTAGAACGATTTGAAGTGATCAAAGAAGCCACTATTTATGCAGCGGCTGCGAATGATACAGATCACACAGGTAATGGTGTTGCACGAGACTTTCGCACGAATGTTTACAATGGTTATGTAAATGGCGCTTTTCATATTTTGAGGATTAAATGGAAGAGAAACAACGCTAATCACCCTGCTAGACTCGATAACAACTGGAACACTCGTTATCAGCAGGGAGCAATGACTTCTGGGTGCTATTTTAAGTTGCTATCAGGGACGGTTGATGGGTCTATGCAGCCTGTGAAAAGTTTTAATAATGGATGGCAGTTATTGGGGTATCGACAAAAAGCGGATAATACAGCGAAGTCTTTTTATGCGCCGCACACTAAGCTTGCGTTATCTACCTCACTTTTAGAAGAAGGTGAAGCATTGATTTGTTTATTCGGGACGGTCAGCGGTTATGTGGATTTTGAGACTGCGGGATGGGGTGTATACCCTGAGTTTTCAAGGCCAGCTGATGTATCCTCTGCTATTTCGCAATTGCGAGCTGGATTGACGCCATAGTCAGGTGATGTGATAAGGAAGAAATACTATGCAAATAAAACACAATGACACCTTGATTGCCTCGATTGGTGAAGTTTTAAGTTCAGCGCAGGTGGCTCATTTTCTGACTGCGAATGAAATCAATCTACCATTGGATGAGATAACTTTTGAGTACTCCCAAGGAGAAGCGCTAGAAGCGCGCAGGACAGCTTATATTGTAGAGTCAGATCCGTTATTCATGGAATGGCAGTACGATCAAACAGATACAAGCAAGCAAGCTTGGTTGGATAAGGTGGCAGAGATTAAAGCGCGTTATCCATTTCCAGCTTGACGTTTTTGGGCATTTCGTCCATCTCGACTCGCCTTTTCCTTCGAGTCACAACCATCATAAGTTTTAACTTCAAAGAGTAATAAACCTCATGCAAAGATGTACCTTAATTAATAAGGTGCTTGAATGCTTATCATCTGGACTTCAAGGGGTGGCACATGTGGGGCTCTTAAAAGCCGCACAACCTTACCCAGATCTGACGCAGCAAGCCCAACTGACAGTCAAGCTGCTCGGCGAACGTCAAGCCAGTGAACTGCAGGCGAAAGGCGCCGACAAAGGCGTCACATATGGACCGTCGTATAACAAAAACCTCAGTCCAAACTCACTCGATAGACGAGTGTTGCAGTTACAGCTAGACATTGAGTTGGAAGATGCCGACAACGCACAGTTGCTGCAACGACTTGACCAGTTGATAACCCAGTGTGAGGCGCTTGTGATGGTGGACGAAATGCCCATCCATTGGCAGCATTTTATCGCCCAAAAAAGTGATATATCGTTTAGTCATCAAGTCAGCTCAACACTTGCAAAAGCACAGCTTTACTGGGATTTTTATTATCAAGTGGAATACCCAGACGACCCTCCAGGACCTGCCATTACCGAAGTGTATTTGGGGCCCAAAGGGGGAGAATACAAGCTGATCAATAAAGCACCTACCACAACTTAGGAGCGACTATGATAGCAAATCAACAGCAGTCCGAACTGGCAGCCTCTGACATGCAGCATCGCTTTGCCAAATTGATTTCAATCGGGACGGTTGAAGAAGTTGACTATGATTTGGCGAGGGTGAAAGTGCGTATCGGTGAGTGGTTAACCGCAAAATTGCCTTGGTTGACCAATCAAGCTGCCCAAGACATGACATGGCAAGCGCCTGAAGTCGGTGAGCAAGTGTTAGTACTAGCCCCCAGCGGGGATATGGCACAAGGGATTGTATTGGGGAGTTTATATGCCAATGGACATGAACAGCCGCATTTTAAAATGAACCATGTGGTGGATGCGACCAGCGAAGGAGGTGCGCTAGTGCAGGCATTATCTGCCATCGCACCTGAATCTCGGGAGCATGTGCAGCGTACACATTATCAAGATGGCGCTATTGTACAGTACGACCGCGAAAATCATGCCTACGATATTTTTGTGCCGCAAGCCGACCCACAGGCGAAGATCAATATCTATTCTGGTGGGGATATAAATGTTGAGTGTCATAACGATACCAATATTACGATTGGGAATGATGCAAATGTATCAATAGGTAACAATGCCACCGTCGAGATTGGTGGGGCCGCTCAAGTTGATGTGACAGGCACTGCGGATGTCACTGTGGGCGATAACGTGTCTGTGAATGGCGGTGCAAATATCGATATCGTTGCCTCAGGAGCGTTAAATCTGACCGGAGAATCGGTTGCCGTAACGTCAACGGGCAGCAATGTTGAAGTGCTTGCTTCAGCAACGCTAAAACTCAATGGTACAAAGATCAGTGCACAGGAGTAAACGATGCCAGCTATTTCAGTAAACGGTGCGATTACAGATGTTCACGCAGGATATGCCCCTGGGGTTATTTCTGCTTCAGGTCCCAAGTTTACAGTGGGTGGTATCGATGTGCTTCGTGAAGGTGATAGTGTCAGTGTGCACGTTTATATGCCAGACCCAAAAGTGAACCACTCAGGAAAGGTTGTGCAAGCGGGCGCCCCCAATTTTACCATAGGTGGCAAAGCGGTTGCGCGACTGGGAGACCCCACAGATTGTGGCGGTAAAATTGCGATTGGTGTGGGCAGCTTCACGGTAGGAGATAAATGATGATTGGAATGAACGCGCAAACGGGTAAGCCGTTAGGTGGCGTTGAGCATTTAAAGCAGAGTATTCGCGACATTGTGACAACGCCGCTCGGTAGTCGAGTTATGCGTCGTGATTATGGCTGTGGGTTATTTGAACTCGTCGATAGGCCATTTTCTCACAACCTAGTTGGTGATATCACCATGTCGATTGCCAATGCGTTAGATAGGTGGGAGCCGCGCTTTCGTTTGGAAGGTGTGTCGGTGCATCCCGCTGGTGCGGGAAAAGTCGATATCACCATCGAAGGCCTTTACCTCATTAACAATGAGCCGGTCACAATAGAAGGGATCCTGCTCTAATTTATAGTGGTTGGCATATCAGTCAACTTTTCACACTTAACTTCATTCTGTACTGATTGGTACAGATAAAAAATTAATCAACTTAAGCCATGCGACTGACTTGAATTTTCAAGTTCGGTCACATGGCTTTTTTATTAGCTAATTGACATACCTTTAAAGGAGATATCTATGTCGCAATTTCTACACGGTGTAGAAGTCATCGAGGCGCAGTCTGGTACGCGCCCAATTAAAACAGTAAAAAGCTCAGTAATCGGTCTGATTGGTACTGCTCCACAAGCAGATACTGAAAAGTTCCCTCTTAACACACCGGTTTTAATTGCTGGTAAACGTGCGGAAGCTGCGTTGTTAGGTGAACAAGGCACATTGCCTGCAGCTATTGATGGTGTATTTGATCAAGCTGGTGCGGTTGTGGTTGTTGTGCGTGTTGACGGCGCAGACGACAATGCAATTATGACTAACATTCAAGGCGGTGTTGCTGCTGATGGTAGTTATGAAGGTGCCTACGCTTTCCTTGGTGCTGAGTCTGTATTAGGTGTGACACCTCGTATTCTAGTTGCGCCTGGTTTTACTCATCAGCGTCCATCTGGTGCAGCTAACCCAGTTGTCGCAGAGCTTGTAGGTATTGCAGAGCGCCTTCGCGCTGTGATCATTGCAGACGGTCCAAATACAAATGATGCAGATGCGATTGCATATCGTGGTGACTGTTCATCTCGTCGTGTGTTTGTAGTTGACCCTCAGGTGAAAGTATTCAAAGAAGGCGCAGTTGTAGATGAACCTGCAAGTGCGCGTGTTGCGGGTATGATCGCTAAATCTGACAATGACCGTGGTTTCTGGTGGAGCCCGAGTAACACGGCTATGAATGGCATTGTGGGTACTTCAAGACCAGTTGATTTCCAGCTTGGCGATAAGAATGCACGTGCAAACTTATTGAATGAAAAAGAAGTGTCTACAATCATTCGTCAAAATGGCTTCAAGCTTTGGGGTAACCGTACTTGTGCGACAGACCCTAAGTGGGCTTTCCTGTCAGTTGTTCGTACAGCGGATATGATTAACGACTCTCTACTTCGCGCACACATGTGGGCTGTTGACCGTAACATCACATCAACTTACATCAAAGATGTGACAGAAAGCGTTCAAGCTTACCTTGATAGCCTAAAGGCGCAAGGCGCTATCCTAGGTGGTCAAATCTGGGCTGATGAAGACCTTAATACGCCTGAAAACATTCAAGCGGGTAAAGTGTACTTTAGCTTTGATTTCACGCCGCCAACACCTGCTGAGCACATCACGTTCAAGAGCATCTTAACTAACAACTACCTAGAGGAAATCGTATAATGGCAATGTCTCCTAAAATCCTAAAGAAATCAAAGCTGTTTGTAGATGGTAAGGGTTACCTTGGCATTGCAGACGAAATCTCGCTTCCTAAAGTCACAGTCAAAACACGTGAAGTGACTTCAGGTTTCCAAGCGCCAATTGAGCTAGATGTAGGTCAACTTGAAAAGCTTGAAGGTTCAATCACGTTACTAGAGTACAACGCAGATGTACTTAAGTTACTTGGTGATTGGGGCGGTACTGGCAGAACAATTAACCTGACTGCACGTGGTGCGATTCAAAAGCAAGGTGCTGCACCTGAGCCTGTTGTTGTCACACTACATGGCTTCTTCAAAGAAGTAGACATGGGCAGCTGGAAAGACGGCGAAGAAGCGAAAATGACGCTGCAATACGCTGTTCAGAAGTACAAGTTAGAAATCAACAACGAAGTTATCTACAACATTGACTTGTACAACGATATCCGCGAAATCGCGGGTGTTGATCACATGGCTAACCTACGCAAGACTATCGGAGCTTAATCTATGACTGAAATCATTAAACTGACTTTCCCTGTTACGGTCGATGGGCATGAGTATGCAGAACTAAAAATGAGACGACCTAAAGTGCGCGATCGGTTAATGGTTGATAAAGCGGATATTAGCGAATCTGAAAGTGAAATCCGCTACTTCTCACATTTGTGTGAAGTGTCTCCAGATATCATCGAAGAGCTAGATTGGAGCGACTTTGTTAAGTTACGCGAGGCGCTCCAGGCTTTTCTCGTATCCCGCCCAAGCGTCTAAAAGCAATGGTGATTGCCCTGGCTAAGTACACAGGGTGGGGCTTGCAAGAACTCAACGGACTGACTGAAGACGAGCTCATCGAGTGGTTTGAAGCAGCCGTTGATTATAAAGAAGCAACAGAGGCGGGGTAACCCGCCTTTTTTTCACCAGCGCAAGTTTGATAGCTCAAGGACTTAAGCGCAGTTTTAGGGTCTTGAGCTATCAACCTTGGCACAGTGCCGTTCGTTGCGCTGTGCAATTCCACACATTCCCGCTTATTTCTCTTCCTAGGTATGATTATGAAACATCAAGGATTGTCTGCAAAAGACCGTTCAAAGAACAAAGTAAAGTACCGCCTACCTAAGCAGGATCAGGTTGATCCAAATGTTCAATTAGGCAGTTTGCTTGCTAATTTAGTTAAAGCTAAAAAGCCATTAGATACCAGCTCATTAGAGGCTGTGATAGGGCAGTTGGCCAATGTTAATGTCAATGAGCTACTGGGTAATACGAGCCAGATAATTTCTTCGCATTTAACACAATTTTCCAGCGCGCAAGCGAAGTCCAATAACGCAGTTACGCACAGTGCACAGGTTTTGCAAGGGGCTCAAGAAGAGCAACAAGCTGAAGCACTTAAAGCACAAGTGGATGCCAAAATTGGTGATGGTACAGGGTTAAGCGGTGCCATTAAATCACTGGCAGAGCAGGTATCGGCGCTAGATTTTCAGCAGTTACAAACAGCAGCAAGTAATGAGCTTGCACAGCTGCAGGCTGCACTACCACAGCTTTATGATGGCTTACCTATTAACGCCTTGAGTGAGTCGTTAGCCACGGCAACCGCGCAAGTACAAAATGCGGATGCGCAAAATACCTTAGATTTGCAGCTTGATGCTTTGCGCCAAGCTGCTCCTGTCATGGTTGACGCACTGGGTTTTGCGCAATTGGGTAGCGACATCACCAGTGCCACGCAGGGCATTGCGCAAGGTACCAGTAGTGCGACCTTCAATGAAGATTTAAATACGCTGATCCAAAGTGCTCCTCAGGTACTTGAAACGTTTGGCTTTGATAAAGCCAGTGATGTGGTTCAGCAAACATTGCCTGCTATTTCCTCGGTTAATTTTAAAGAGGTTTTTGAGGGTGATATAACAAGCTTAGCAAGTGCAGCGCCAGAGTTGTTGAATGCGTTTGATTTATCAGGAGCTGCAAAAACCCTCGAGGGTGCACTGCCTGTTGTTGAAGCGCTCAATGTTAAAGAGCTACTCAATGGTGATTTATCGAGTTTGGTTGATGCGGCGCCAGAAGTGCTTAATGCACTAGATATGTCCGGTGCCGCGCAAACGTTAGAGCAGGCATTGCCAGCGCTTGAGCAAGTCGATATCGCGGCGGTCATGCAAGGTGATTTAAGTACGCTGCAAAGTGCGGCACCTGAATTACTCAAAGCCGTTGATTTATCAGCTGCTACGCAGTCTCTAGCACAGCATATCCCAGCCTTATCTCAGTTGGACTTGGCAGGCGTCATCGATGGTGACCTAAGTCAAGTTGTGAGTATCGCGCCAGAGCTATTAAAATCAGCTGGCTTTGAGCAGGTCTCAAACACGCTCAGTGCGGCCATGCCAGCATTACAGCAGCTCGATTTAAAAGGCATTGCCAGTGGTGATGTTTCAAGCTTGATGTCAGCGGCGCCTGATTTGTTGGCCTCGGTTGGTTTGAATGAAGCATCCGAAACACTAGGAGCGGCTTTACCTGCGCTACAGCAGCTCGATTTAAAAGGCATTGCCAGTGGTGATGTTTCAAGCTTGATGTCAGCAGCGCCTGATTTATTGGCCTCGGTTGGTTTGAATGAAGCATCCGAAACACTCGGAGCAGCTCTACCTGCGCTACAGCAGCTTGATTTAAAAGGCATTGCCAGTGGTGATGTTTCCAGTTTGATGTCGGCAGCGCCCGATTTATTGGCCTCGGTTGGTTTGAATGAAGCATCCGAGACCTTGGGAGCAGCTTTACCTGCGCTACAGCAGCTTGACTTAAAAGGCATTGCCAGCGGTGATGTCTCAAGCTTAATGTCTGCGGCCCCTGGTTTACTGAAAGCTGCGGGGCTAGATGAAGCGTCAGAAACTTTAAGTGCAGCACTGCCAGCGCTACAGCAGCTTGACTTAAAAGGCATTGCCAGTGGTGATGTTTCAAGCTTGATGTCAGCAGCACCTGGTTTATTAAAAGCCGCTGGTTTAGATGAAATAGGTGCAACGTTAGATGCGGCTCTGCCAGCTTTACAAAAGCTAGACACCAAGGCCATTTTGGAAGGTGATTTAAGCTCATTGATGCAGCAAGCACCGCAGCTGCTTAATGCATTTGGGCTGCAAGACGCAGCAAGTTTATTCACCAAGCACTCTGCGCTGATTGAGAAGCTCGATTTCAAAGGTATTTTAAATGGCGACCTATCTTCATTGACTGGCGCTGTTCCCGACTTATTAGCTGAGTTTGGGCTCGGCGAGCTAGGTCTTGAGTCACTATTTGAAGGTGATGGAGAGGAAGAGGAGCAGTCTAAAAAGTCGAAGAAGAAATCGAAGAAAAACACCAAAAAACAGCGTAAAAAGCAATCTAAGCGAGATAAAAAGAGTAAGCAAAGTAAGACCCCGGACGTTGAGAACGATGCAGCTGATAACCGCAAAGAAACTAAGCTAAATCAGACGCCTGAGAAAAAGCAGGATAAGCGTAAAAAGCGCTCTAAACCTGTATTGAAAATCTTGGACGGTGGCAAAGCCAAACCGGTTGAGCAGCAACTTCAAGATAGTAAAGCAGGGTCTGCTAAGCAAGATACAAGCAAGCAATCTAAGCGCCAGTCCAGAAACCAGTCTAAATCAGGGAAGCCAACTAAAGCGCCTAAGGCCGCTAATGATGCAATTTTCTCAAAGCTGGGTAAGTTTTTCAGCCAAAAAGGCGGTGGTATAGCGAACTTTGCAAAAAATAATTTAAAGGGTGTTGGTCGGTTGAATGCCGCTTTAACCATTGCTACGAGTGGTTTTGATGCTTATTCCGCTTTAACCGATGACTCTTTAAGTAAGCGTGAGAAAACCAGTGCTGTGGGCGGGGCTATTGGTTCTGCTGGTGGTGCTATGGCAGGCGCTGCTGCTGGTGCTGCAATTGGCTCCGTGATCCCCGTTGTTGGCACGGCAATTGGCGGTATTGTTGGTGGTGCTATTGGCGCATTTGGCGGTGAATCTATCGGCTCATTTTTAGGTGATACATTGGGCGGTTGGCTCTTTGAGGATGAACCTAAAGAGGAAGCTGTCAAAGCTGATGAGTCTGTTGCGGTATCAAATACTTTGGCAAAAGATCAAGCTGATACTGATTTTAATGCCTCAACACAGCAAGCGTCGCAAGCAGCAAATTCGCCTCTGCAATTTGTCAAAGACAATGTCATCAATGAAGCCAATATGTTCACAGGTACTATGGCTGCGGTTGAGCAAGCTTCGGGTAAGCCAAATGGGAAGTGGAACAAAGCGTCCCAGCGAGGGCAATTACTTGGGCATGCGCTAAATGGTCACACCATTTATCAGGCTGCTGCAAATGATGAGTTATCAGCAGAGGAAAAAGCTCACACTATTGGTGGTACGGCGACTGGTGCGTTGAGCTCTGAGGTAGTGTCTAATTTAGTTGGCAAAATTCCCAAGTATGGCAAATTCCTAGCGCCAGTTGCTGGGTATCTAACGAATGCTGTGATGTCTCAAGTCGGTGGTGACTTCTTCGCTAGTTTATTTAGTGATGATAAGCCGCAAAATGCGGATGCACCCAAGACCAAAGCACCTTTATCAACGCCTACACCTCAAGCCCTTGCTGAGTCTAGTACATCGAACTCGCAAATCAGTAGCGATGTGCAAGCACAGCAAGTCGCGGGCAACATCACAGTGAATGCAAATATCACGGTGAATGCACAGTCTGAGCAGCAAGCACATGAGATAGCACAGCAAGTGAAGCAAGTGCTAGATCAACAGCAGCAACAAGCGATGCGCGATTATCGTGCTCGATATTATAACGAAGTAGCTTAAGGGGAGTCCCCCTTAAGCTTTCATACGAGGACTTTCGATGGCAAAGATCAATCATGCCAATTACATGATGCAGCTGGGCGAATATAAGTTTTCTGTCAGTACAGCGGCGTTTCAAAAATTACAGTTTAATACCGAATATCGCTGGAAAGACCTTGAGTCACAAACCGATAAAAACAGCCCAGTAAAGCAATTTATTGGGGTCGGTGAGCAAACTTTAGACCTTGAAGGGACTATCTTCCCGCAACTGGTTGAAAACGGCTTAAAGCAGCTAGATTTTATGCGTGATGAAGCAACCCAAGGTGTGCCGCTGACGCTGACCTATGTAGAAGAAAGCGGTAAGTCTAGCCCGAGTGTGGGGCGAGTGCTTGGCAAGTGGGTAATTAAATCAATCAATGAGACGCGCACGCTGTTTTTGAATGACGGTATTCCAAGAGAAATCCAATTTAGTATGCGTCTGTCACGTTACGATGGTAATGAGGGAAATAAATAATGAGTGCAGTAAGTTACATTACACGAGATGGTGACTGTCTCGATTTGATTTGCTTTCGCCATTATGGTCGCAGTTCAGGGATGGTTGAACGTGTACTTGAAGCCAACTATGGTCTTGCCGACTTGGGACCGATTTACCCTGAAAACATTAAAATTGTCTTGCCGGATGTACCTAAACCAAAAGTGCAACGCGAGATCAATATTTGGGAGTAATTGGCAATGGAGTTACAGCCGCAATATTCAGTAAAAGCCAACGGTAATGAGGTGGCAGAAAAGCTGCGCGATAGAATCGCAGAAGTCAGTGTGACGCTTCGCACAGGTTTGCTAAGTGACATGTGCGTGGTTAAATTCGACAACCTTGAAAAAGCGCCTATCACCTTGCCTGAACCGACTGATAAACTTGAAATCGCGATGGGTTATAAGCAAGGCACCGAAGACGGGAAAGCGCCCAGTGTTGTCCTTGGTGAGTTTGAAGTCGGTGAATATCAAATTGTGGGCCCTGTGCGTGCGCTGGAGCTGGTGGGGAATAAAGTGTTTTGGGATCAGAATTTAAAAGCGGCTAAGCTAAAATCTTGGCCCAGCGATCCTGAGAATCCATTAACGCTTGGTAGCCTGATCTCTGAGATTGCACAAGAGTATGGACTCACTCCCCGTATTGCCCCAGCACTTGATAGCATTACTTTACCGCAAATTGAGCAAAGTGAAAGCGACATGCAGCTGATGAGCAAGCTCGCTGTTCAGCATGACGCGGTGATGAAAATCATCAATGACAACCTCGTGTTCATGAAAAAGGGCACTGGGCGATCATTGTCGGGACAACCCTTGCCGCAAGTAACCCTTGAGCCCAAATGGATTGTTGACTGGAAGTTCAATACATTGCATTACCGCTTAACCAAAGAAGTGGTTGCTAAATATCATGATTTGGATATCGCACAGTTACAAACGGTTTCAGCAGGTGGTGGCACACCCAGCTTGACTTTACCATATACCTACGCAGATGAAGCGAGTGCGCAACATGCCGCTGAGAGTAAGCTGGCACAGCTTAATCGAGCGCATGTCAGTGCGGATATGGTGGTGTATGGCAATCCAGATATTGTGGCAGGCGCAGTGGTTGAAGTACAAGGCACACAAAGCGCACTTGATAAATCTTGGTTTGTGAAAGAGGTTAGGCATGTCATCAATGGGCATGGCTTTTTGTCCTATTTGCAATGCGAAACCTTATCTGAATAA